GGTCGATATCGGCGAATTAGGACCCGACGTCGACGTAACCGGCGGTGGGGCCGCCCTCCAACTCTACGCGGTAAACAGCCTTAAACTTCGGCAGGGCGGTGGATCCAGCCAGCACCTTTACTTAGGAAGGAACACCGGCGGCTCTGTGTTTGTTGACGCGGGCCACGAGAGAAGGATTCAATTCAGGGTGGCGTACGACGCGGCTGGGAATCTCACGAGCGTGTTAAACATTCGGCATGCAGGTTTGTTTGCGTCGGCGGGGGATGGCACAAACACGACGGGAGGATATAGCGGCGCACCAGCCCTCATTTCCAGCGACGGTTCAATTTCGGCTGGGATGGGCAAAGACATGACGGTTACGAGGGGCTGGACGGGCTCGGGCGCTGTGGGGAGCGAGGGCTCGTACTCAGGCGGGTTACTTTTTAAGGACGTCTATGTTCACGCCACCGGGCAAGCCCCGACGACCAAAATCCACGGCAAGATCTATGCGTACGGATCCAACCCCCAGCAGACGACCTACAAACACCTCATGATCCAGGCTGGCGACGGCACCAGCGGAAGCTCCGGCTCTGGCTATATTTATCTGAAATGCGGGTCGGTATCCTCGAAGATCGTTTTCCGCTCCCAGCAGCAGCCCAATATCATCAAATTTAGTTCCACGAGCAGCTCCCCGTACTATGCGAGGGCCGAGGGATACTCGTCGTCGGGGGGGCCCAGTGCTGGCAACTTCCCAACAACCCATACCTTCATGCAGGACGGCCCCTACCCGGGCTGGAACTATTTCTACTACGACGGTGGCCTATCTTCAGCACCCGGCAAAGACATTGAGCTAACAAGTAACCAGTGGGCCGACTTCACGCAGGCCCCCTCGTCCAGCACCTGGGAGACTGATATTGGCGGGGCCTGGACGGAAGATACAGGGGGTAAGTCGGGGGGCGGCGTGCTAAGATTTTACAATAAGCGGTGGGGGCGCACCAATACGACGTCTCCAAACAATGGTTACACCGGGACGGTCTACGACCCACACGAATGTGCTTCAATAGGTCTCACGGGTTGGAGCGACGACGGCCACACGCAGGCTGATGGTCCCCATCTCAAATTGAAGACCGTGCAGGGAGGAGTCCCGGGCTACAAGGGGGGCAACATCATCCTCGAGCCAGCGGAGGGCGAGAAAGGCGGGGACGTACAAATTTCAGACGGAACCACGGAAAGAAGCGTCTTCAACTCCAAAGCCGAATTGTATGGCACCGCACTCCCTCCGGGACAGGCGATGATATGTATCGGTGCTGCCGTTGCGTGGACGCCCGTCAACAGGTGGTCCAACTCAATCCAGTCCGGGTCCAACGCCCCGTGGGGGCATGGTGGTGATGGTGGGGGTGAGCTCTGGCCCAGATACTTCAACGAAGACTACACCTGGGGCTACAACTACGACGAGGTAACCGAAGGAGAGCAAGGGCACAAGGATTGCCAGAAGTACGGCGGCCAGTTTCCGAACGCGTTCACGATGTATCACGCCTCCCCGTACACGCTGCAGGCATATAAGATGGTGCCGGAGTATGCAAACAGGTGGATAAACATGCACGGTGCGAGGCCAGTCGAGGACGGCGCACTCAGGAACGTAGAGTATGGGGTAAAGTATACAATACCACATGGTTACACAGCGATTATAGTATATTTAGAAACGATGCCCCTCACCCCGATAGGTTCAAATAAAGAATCCAGTGTCTACGCGAGAGCCACGCGCTCATCCGAACAAAACCACACCGTCGACCCCGACTACCCCAACGATAACGATTGGGGGGATCCGGAGATCGACAGCAACCCGAAGATCTCGCCCGTCCGGCACGGGGAGGCTATCTACACGCACGGCGAAACGGGCTGGGCAGACACAAGCGCCGGCCAGCATAAGACCGTGCCCTATACAATCGTCAACGAAGGCACGTTCGGCACCGGCACCTCATACAATGGGCACACCGGGGGCTCGATCTTCCTGCAGGACCACGGAGATAGGAGCGACATCGATGAATACTACCGCGGGCTGAGAATCATCGTCCGCGGGCCGTATACATACGGGTGGCCAACAACGAACTCCAACCTCGCGGGGAAATATGCGGGCGGCACTGCCACCGCGCCGGGGGACGGCGGCGTGGTCTACAAAATAACGTCCTACAACTCGTCAACTAGGGAAATTACGGTGGATGCCACATGGCACAACGCGGGCAACAGCTCGGGAGTAACGTTTTCAGCCGGGACCGCGTACACGATCACGCTCACCCAGCAGCAAATAGAGACGCGGATAGGGCGAGGGAGGGCGTGGATCACAGGGGAGTGGAGCACGCGAAAGCCACAGCACGCCCGTGGGGGGAACAACAACTCCAACGCGTACGGCGATGACCCCGCGGCGATGGGGAATGCGGGGGATGTGAGGGACGGCCCCTCGGACTACGCGTGCTTCCTAGGACGAATAAGAAATTCGGACGCGGGTACGACGACACTTGGCGGCAGATCCACCTCCCTCAGTGGCTACATCACTGCGTACCCGTTCTACGGTGAGCCCGGCTCAACTCACTACGCAAAACTGGAGATGGCCAGCGGAGGGGAGTCTGACACGAACGGCAACTTCGCCGACTTCAAATATTACCATGCTAAGACATCGAACTGGAACATGGGCACCGGGGCCGACTCGGAGTATCTGAATAGCACTGCTAACACCGTGCCAAAACCCTCTCAAAACAAGGACCTGCTCACGCTGAACGCTTCGCAAACTGACAACACAGACAGACTGAAATACGCCCAAAACGGTATATGCAAGATGTTCGTATACGCATGTAGGACTGGTTAACAAAATAAAATATATAAAAAATAAATATATAAAAATAAAATTTATATATATATAAAATATAATATGGATAGCGGTGGTTATAAAGTAGAATATAATAATTTTAAAAGCATTGATGAATTAAACGAGGTTTGTAATGGTAGGATGTATATACTTCATGACCAAGAGGATACTCCTTTTAACCTTAAAGTGGCTTTATCAGTTATTCGTGATACTAGGCTTACATTATTAAAACAATCAGATAAATATTTTTCACTATCTGATTACCCGATAACAGAAGAAAAGAAAGAAGAATGGAAAATATATAGGCAAACTTTAAGAGACATGCCAGAGGGTATTACAGAAGGAGGGTTTCTAATCTTTGATCATAATGGATATAATTATTTATTTAAAGAAGGTTTTTCGTGGCCACTACCACCTTCTCCTTAACTTGAATACAATAAACCCCCAAATCCATTCATTATTCTTAATATATTATAATTCAATGCATACACAGAGATTGTATAACCAGGTTCTAAATCACCCGTGAATTCTAAGGAAGCACTATCTATTTTTGAAAAATTACAAGCGCCCGATGGTTGAAACTCATTCGGTTTTAATGCAAATGAATACATATAAATATTTTTTTCAGGAATTTTATAACCTACTTCATGAGGTTGTATTGTTCTGTAATAAATCGCATCTCTAAGTGATGTTCGATCTAAACCATTAATAATAATTTTTGCTTGTTCAAAATGTTCATATTTTTTTATCGAATTCAAATAGGAGGGATTATTTGTTGTGTGTGTTCTGTAATTTAAGAAATCATTTCTATTGACCCAAGGAACTTCTGTGGTAATTGGTTTTATATTCATCGAATTATCTATTTTACTATAATCATTTACTGCTGTATTAGCGATTTTATTTTGTATGACCCAATACAACGCTTTGACTGAATGATTAAATGGAATATGTAATCGTTTCTTAAAATTATCACTTATCTCTTGAACTTGTTCTATTAAATATTCATGACCCGACTTCGCAAATCGTTTTCTTTCATCTGAATCTAAATAAATATAATTACACCATAATTTAATTTTGGAAGGTAGAGGTTCATCAGAGTTAGAACTTTCTTGATGGAGAGCTGAAATGTCCTGCACTACACCCTCAATTACATGTTGTTTTGTATTTATGATATGTTTTATCGAACGGAAATTGAACTTTACATTAACCGAATGATATTGAAGCGCAATTAAGGGTAATGCCTGAGAAATATCCCTACAAAACCAAAATTTCAAAGGCACAAACATTTTAAGTCTTTGGGGTTTTTTATATGTTAAAATCGTACCGATATCATTTTTATTGATTAAATATCCTTCTTCTGAATGAATATCTGCTAATTCTGTATGGATATCATACCATTTTCCTGTATGTTTATCAATTGATTCGCTACCAATAATCAATTCAACATCCTTCAAGAAAGCATAAGCAGTTGTATTTGTATAGGCACAATAACCGTTTGTATTCACATTTCTTATATCTTGTTCGGGTAGCTCTATCTCTAAATGCATTTTATGTAGAAGATCACCATGTCTTCCAATTTCATAATTCGCAGAAAATTCCTTATTTGTTATACTTGATATTGAATGCTGTTCAATACATTCAATCGCAAAGTTTGTATGCCTCCTATGAACTGATTTAAAATAAGAAAATTCAGGATTACCAGTTAAATGGATATCTTGACCACCATAAGCTACTAATTGTATTAATCCTCCTCCCATTCTATAATATAATTAATTACTATATAATATTATATTTTAAATACTAAAAATAACAGATATAAAATAACAGATTAGAATAACAGATATATGAAATCATCTTAAAAAATCAAATGAGATACGGAAAATATACTCATCAAATGTCCTCTCAAAATAAATATCTCTTAATTGAGTCGTATCTTCTATTAATTCTTGATCTACAAAATAGTTCGGTAGTTTCATGTTATCAAGATAATCAACAATTGAGAACTTATTGACCTCTAATGAAAATCCAAAACTTTTAAAATATTGATTCATCAAATGAATGTCTTCTGATTGAAGTTCTAAAATATTCACTTGTCCATTCGATCCAAATATATATTTTAAACCACCTGTAAAGATCATTAATAATTCTTGAAAGATGTGTAATCCTATTTTTGTATTGTCCGGACATGGATCCAATTCTAACTTTATACTCCCTTCATCTTTTGGAGCATTTGAGAAAATAAAATGAATAAAATCATCTCCTGAACCTTTCACATATTCTGTTTCATCATTTTCCATTTTTTCTATTTATTTTATTTTATTATACTTTATATCCTATAATTTAATAACTAAACGAACTTAATGATTGAGTATAAGGATTTTTTTTGAATGGATTTAATAAGTTTGGATCAATTCGTTCTGATATATTATAATCCGGTTTGTCACTCATTGTTGTTAACTCACAAGTTTGATCTTCTGGGATCTCTTGGTATACCTTTGTTAACCCATTTTCTCTATGATTTATATAATCAGTATCTAATTTCTTAATATCCATATTAGTATGTTCGGCTCCATTAACAACCTTAGTGTTATTTAATGTGGGGGCTCTTCCTTGGGAAATGATCTCTTTATTCGGATTTGTTTCTGCGTTCATATAATTGTTCTTTGACATATCACCCAGAACAGCACCACCCGCAATACCGGTATGTTCAAATAATGTGGTATCCTTAACAGTTAATTCGGGTGATTCATATCCTAATTCTGATTTATGATAACCACCATGGATATTTCCATTATTCTTTGAATGGATTGTCGTCTGTTTCTTAGTGATACGAACATCATCGTTTAATCTATCTGTGGAATGAATCACTGTGTTCCCTATATTTCCATTATTCTTCGTATTGATCGTTGTCTCTTTAATTGTCCCCTTTAATTTATCTTGTAGACCTAACGTTTGATGACTATTCCCTTTCAAATTACTATCATATGTCCTTAGTTCAGTTACTTCTCTTTCATTGGGTAGTGCACGATATCCCTGTTTTTGTAGTTCTAATCCTGAACCTTCAACCTGAATACCAGCATTGCGAATAGTATCCGACCCCAATTGAACTTTAAGGGGTTTGCGGTAATTACTTCTTTGTTGGTGACCTTCTTTAATAGCTGGTGCAGCTGCACCAAGAGGTTGATTATTAAACTTCGCTCTGAATGTATCTTTTACTAATTCTTCGGGTCTTTCCGATTTTTCCAAATAAGCACCGTTTGTTACAAACCATTTATCGGGTGTATTTTTATAAAACTTATCTGGGTGATGTTGATATACAATTCCTTCTAATCCTCTTTCCTCTTTCTGACTCTTACCTGAAACAGTCCTTCCACCATAAGTAACCTTTTGATCTGCTTCGGATCTTAAATTATCAATATTGTATTTTTGTGAAATCATATCTTTAATTTCATTGTTTAAATCCGCTTTTTCATCAATCGGAGCTACTTGTACTTGTTCAAAAGGTAATTCATTTGTTTTTAATGTACTCTCAACATATCTTGATTTATCTCCTATGTATTCTCCGAAATGATTCCCATGAATATTTTCTTTTTCAAGTTTAAAGAAGTTAGGGACTTCTTTTTTCTGTTTATGAAATCCATCATTACCTTGATGGACATTTAACTTTCTTGAATCATCGAGATTCAGGGATGCAGGGGCGTGACTAAAAAAAGGCTCCATTGTTATCCCTTGATCATTCATCATAAAGTCTTCTTTATTAATGAAACCTCCCGCAGCTGTACTGTATGTCATTTGATTTAAATCTTCCTTTATTTTAGATAAGTTTGTTTCTTCGAGATCCTTGGAACCCATACGATTTATATTCTGATGATTAATAACAGATGAATCCTCTTTTTGTGATTCTTGAAATCTTCCTTCTGCAAGAGAACGGACATGGTTATCAACGTCTTCATAAAATGATGAATCGTAAACATTATTACCATTCGGTACAATTATGTCTTTGTTTACATTGGTATTGATAGGTTCCTTATTTTCATTTGTCGTATTCACAAGGTGTCCGAGACCAACAAGTCCCATTAATATTGCCGCTTCCATTTAATACTATAATATATATAAAATTATTATTATTTATCGTAAATGATTTATTGTTTTTAATATTTCTGGGGGGATTGTTTCTTTTGAAAAAATACTAATCATGGTATTGTCTTTGAAATATCCTACTAATTTAAAATGATAACCATTCTCATACAAAAGAATGATTGTCTGCAAATTATCATTGTATTCAAAGAATAAAGGATAATTATAGTATTCATTTGTTATTTCGTTACTATTTAGTACGATGAAGTTAATATTTAATAAATCTTTTAATAAGTTCAATAATAAAAAATCACCCCAATATTCATTCCCTCCTATTCTTATTTTCTCCTTAAAATCATCAAAATTAATTAATTCAGGGTCCCAATCTTCGTTAAATTCTCCATTCTCTTTCGATATTTGATAAACTTCAATAATCTTATGAAATATATCCTGAGTAACATAGGATGATAATTCACTTCTTAATGATTTAGAATCATAAGTAAGATTCATACGGTCTTCACTATTTAATGCATAACTGATACAGTCAAACATGCAATCACCATTTCCACCACAATCTAAACATCCAAACAATGAATTTTTTACTTTATGTTCACAAACCTTATTCAATTGAATAATCCATTGTTTATTTAATTTTTCCCATCCATATTCATTTAGTAAATGGTGCCAATTATTATTCTGAATCATTCTTGACTTCCCATTCTCACTTTCATAAAAAAATTTAGTGTCTTTTATAAATACTTTATCTGTTAAATAAAATAAGTTCTCCATTACTATATGTATTGAATAAATTGTCTTTAATTAGGATTTAGATACTTCCATCTTTAATAGAACTTACACGATTTTTGAACTTTACGAACAACTTTACGAATCTTTTCCCAATCTTCGGTATCTTTTTCAGAATATTCAATTGTAAATCTCTTATTTAATGAAGAACTAAAATACCAAATTAATTTACGAATTCGTTCTTCGCCCATGTTCGGTATATGACTTTGTACTTGTCGGGGAACTGAACGATTGCAATGAAAATCGTTAGCTTGATACACCCATTCCGAATATTTTAACTGATCCATACCTAACTTAATGTATTGAATTTTATCTCTCTTCACAGAGATATTCTTTTGAATAATTTCTTGAATGTAATATTCTATCATATTCATATCTCCCTTCATTCCACCATAAGCTTTACGAAAACGTAATGAATACAGTGTGTTTCTATCCTCTTTTTGTTGGCTTAGATCGATTTCTTCTCTATCTGTATTGAAGTAGTTTGTTTTCATTGGTTCATTTGATAAATAATAAACAACACCCAATAACCATTTCACCATTTCCCATTTTAGCTGAAATCCTTTTGTTACAGCAATCATTAACCAAACAATAACACCGATTGATTCATGAATTGTTACATCTTCAAGCATTATAATTGGAAGTCTTCTTAAAAAGGAACTACAATCCAGATCTAAGAAATGTTTTGCGGTTTGAACCGATTTTACATCGTCCATTCTTCGGATACATTTTTGAAGATGAGAAGATAAATATTGATTTTTGGAATAGATTAATTTCGGTGGTGGATAATAAGTATTCATTTTTGGATGAATTGTACCACAAATTGTAAATGTCTCTTTTTTGATCCGAAAAGAACCTTCAAAATTACAATTGTCGGGTTTTTTATCAGAAAATATAACTTGTTCAGGTCTTTTACCTGTCCATATCAGGTGAAAGAACATCATTTAAAATAAAATTAAGAAAATAAATGCAATCAAATTTAAGAACATCCTTTGTAATTATCAACTAAGGATAAATGTGTATTTGTTCCGAGACGATCAAAGTTTTCAATAACATTTTCCTGAGGATTCAAATACAAATTAATCCAACGATTCTTTGTTTGACCTTTTAATGCTAATGGGGGACTTGAAAGCAATGAACTTTCTTGATGGAATAATCCATCTCTTAAATGAATAAAATCATACTCTCTTTTTTGAGCTCCTAACCATTTTCCTTGGGGATCTTTTGTTAATTTCCTTTCCAGATTTTGAAGGTCAGACTCAATATCCTGTAAGTTGTTCTTATCCACGGAAGCACCACTTTTCTGTATAATGGTTGTTGGAGCCCAAGGATATACCTCGGCTGTTTGGAAACTATTTGTCTGGTATAAACCAGGGCCCACAGAACGGTGAATCGCATCTGATTCTTGATAATTCTCTGTTGTTTTTGACATTATATAATATACTTTATTTTTTTTCTTGACACCGTTTCATATATTCTAAATTACGGACAATTTGCCTTGAAGGAAGACCTCCACGGACCCATGAATCCATGGAATCCTCAGGAATAATAGTTTGGGGATTCTGAACTTCCTTTTCAAGTCTCTCAATCATTGGTGTAATCGATAAATCATATGTTGATGATCCAGATAGGACATTGCAAGATCGGCTAATCTTTGTACTATCGCTATCACGAATAATTGACTCAACATCAACATTGTATGAGCCTTTGCCAAAGAAACCTTGATTTGTTAAATTATTTAATTGATTAATATATCTTTTATTTGTTGATTCTTTGAATCTCAAATCACTATCCTTTTCAACTAAACATCCAGATTCACCAATCCAACCTTTACCTCCTGTAAAATTAACACTCGGCTGACTTAATTGAAGTTCCCTCGCCGTTTCTAATCCACAATCGCAACCATACATATTGTCTAAGATATAATTTCCCGACCCTTCGGATTGTTTAATCTCCATGTTAACAACCGCTGGATCAGAGTTTAAAGAAGAACGATTATCTAATGATAGTTTATCTTTGACTTCATTTTCTGAACATTTTTGAAGCTGCTGTACAGGGACATCGGATAAAAGACCTCCATGGTAGCCATTTATTTGAACATTATTTGATTCAACTTCTGTCATTTATATAATGAAAATATATTTTATTTTTCAAAAACAATAATTATTTCTTAAAATTATGGATTATGAGGTCCGGAAGACCCTGGCCCCCCCTGACCCATTCTACCTGGCCCCCCTTCAATATTCGCAAAACACTGAACTTTATTCCCTTCCTTACAAGTCGGGGGAGTCTGATACAACCACTTTGTAAACGCTTCTTGATCATTTGGAATAGAACCTCCTGGAACCGTGTAAAATTGTCTTTGAGAATTATTCTTTCCAAAGATATCATTTGCATCTCTGTATAAATCATTATTAAACTTAGTGTCTATATCTTTTTGTAAACCTTTGTTATTGTAGGAAGTGCATGAGCGTTCATCAGGATTAACTGTTGTTTGTAATGGATTCATAAAAGGATTTTCAGCAGTTGGAACCCGACACGATTCAGATAGAGAATTAATATCATTTTCCATATTCTGAATTTCATTCATTTGTAATTTGTGCGTTGATTCCGTAATTTGAGTTTTCGAATGGTTCTTATTTAAAACAACACTTAATGCCCCAACAACAATTGGAATGATGAAAATATTCGTATCTCTATTAACGAAGAACATGATGGAAGAATAATAAATAGATAGTCTGACTAAACTATTTAATTTACGATTAAAGTCGAACTTCTTATTCGGTATTATTTCAAATAAGTAATCCCCTTTGTATAAAATAGATACATCGTTGATCCATAAAGGCGTCATATTATTATATTATAATATTATAATTAAAAAAAAAAAATTATTCCTCTTTATTTTTACTCTTTCTTTCTTCAAGCTTTTTTTGTAATTGAATTCTCTTCGCAGAAGCACTATGATTCTTTCCAGGCGAAACATTTATATTTTTAACCTCTTCTTGATTAAACATTTGACTCTGCATTCCCATCATTGTATTAAATAAAGGATTATCTTTCATTGTTCCACATATCTTAGAAGCCTCTTCCATTAATTCTTGATTGTTCTCACTATCATTTAATTTTCCACTAATCGTTTGCATGATATTCATCATGTTTCCACCATTAAATAATTGCTCAATACCACCATCTTCTGAAAGCATACTATCAATATCTAATTCACTTGTTATTTCTTGGGCAATTTTTCCAATACTTGTATTTTGGAACATATCATCCAATTGACTTAAATCACTGTGTTCATTCTCTTCTAATTTAGAATCAACTTCATTCATAGATTTATTTAATTTCTTTAATTTCTTCATGTTTTGAAGTGTGTTTTTATCAGTTACTTTTTCTTTTGATTCAATTGATTTAATTACATCGTTCATTTTGTCACTTGATTCAAGATTAATCGTATACATACAAAATGTTTGTAAATATTTCCATACACTTTCTTTATTCTGTTTCGTAATGTTCTTTGAATTCCACAATAATTTAAAAGAAACATTTGTTAATAAAATCGGATCCTTATCAAATATAGAAAACTCGTTTTCAACTATTTGCTCACTAATCTTATTCACATTATTTAAAAAACCATTCAATTCATCATGAATGACATTTTTTTCTTCTCCTTCAAAATAAGTATCATAGAGTCTTTCTTTATATTCCGGGAATACTTTAATAATATCCTCTATAAAAGATACAAAAACCGCATTAATTTTATCCGTCATTTATACTTTATCTTTATTTTATTTTTACGCAATTAACGGACAGGGGGTCTTCCTGGCATCATTGAGCCTCTTTCTGCAAGCAATTTTTCATAATCACTATCAAAATTATCGGATTTCTTCCCTCCCCCAGCATATCCATCATTCTTAACATCTAAGTTCGGAGAATTATCGTCCAATGGAGACAAATTCGTAATGTCGTTCATATCATCATCGTTTAATGATGAAAAACCTAAACACATCCCACTGCTACAATATCCGGATAATTCACCATCCTCTTTTTTGTCATCCGGTTGCTGAGCTTGTTGCTGAGCTTGTTGGTGATCTTGTTGGTGACCTTGTTGGTGACCTTGTTGTTTCGATTCTTCTAACATTTTAAATATTTGATTCATATTAAACAACTTACCTTCTGATACCATTGTGGGTACTGTTTTAATTATGTTTGGAAAAGGTTCATCATCGATGGATACGATTTTTATTGCACCCTTTAAATCAGGGCGGTCTTTTATTTCAACTAATAATTTCATTGAATAAGGACATCGTTTACTAATATATATTGTAGTGCTCATTTATTGTTGATATTGATAATAAAAATGATAATTTAACATAATTCATTGCTTAAAAATTTGATTTAAAATATTATTTATTATAAAATACAAAATGAACACTGAGATAACAATTCAATTAAATGATGGATCCTCAGAAGATAAAATATCTTTCGATATTAAAGGATCCGCAGAAAAAGGTCTTCATGTAAGTATTGTCAATTCATTAAGAAGAACACTGTTATCTGCTATTCCAACAATTGCCTTTAAAACAGAAATGGACGATTCAGATTTAATTATCAAAAAGAATACAACACCACTCCATAATGAATTTCTATTGCATCGTATTTCAATGATTCCACTTTACTTAGATCCAAGTGAATGGAACAAAAACTATATGTTTCATTTAAATGTTTCGAGTAAAGATGGAGAACCGATCCAAAGAGTAACAACAAAAGACTTTGTAATTTATCCCTTAAAGAAAGATATTGATGTAAGTTCCATTACCTCTATTACAATGGACAATTACGATCTTCAAAGTCCATTGTCCGATAAAAAGAAAAAAGAAATATTAAGACCCTTTTCATGGAAACAGAAAGATGAATACATCACAATTACAGAACTTAAATCAACTAATGAAAAACAAGAATTAGAATTGTACGGTGTTCCGCGTATTGGTGTTGCATATGAAAATGCAAGGTGGCAAGCCGTTTCTAAATCGGCTTATACTTTTAAAAAGAATCCTGAACTCTTTAAACAAGCTTTGAAAGAAAAAATAGAAATCAATGAAGTCCCGGAATCCGAATGGGAACAATACAAAAAAGAACTTGAAATTAGCGAATCAGAAAGATACTTTCACCGTGATGATAATTGTCTTCCCTATTGGTATGAATTCGCTATTGATGCAGTTCATTTCAATACTTCAAAACAACTCTTTATCCAAGCAAACCGCATTCTGATTGAACAACTTGAAATATTCAAGGAAGAACTCCCCAAATTAACTACCGAAGAAGATTCAATCATGGAAATTAGCTCAAATAATGATGAGACTATTTATAAATTACACATTCAAGGATTTGATGATACAATTGGATCTGTAATTCAGTCCTATGTATCAAATACAATCAAAGATGATTCTATCTTTTCACTATTCGGTTATGATAAAGATCACCCTCTTGAAGATAAAATCCATTACGTTATTTCATTTAATCCGCAAAATAAAAAAATCTTTGAATCATCCAAACAACAAAAAATTACAACCCTCCTTCAAAGCTTAGAAGAAGTATGTAATTCACTGATTAATATTTATGATTCAATCGCCATAGAAGCCGAAGGTTCATTATAAATATTTCTGAATAAAAAGCAACCTTCTTCCATCAATTGTATCTATGTATTGATTCACTCTTTCACGTGTTATCTTTTTTTTATCCGTTTGATAAATAGTATGGATCTCATGTAACAGAGGTTTTAACGAATATTGAATATCTTTAAGAGAACCTCCTTTTCGTATAAATATCTTCACATAATTTTCATAAGTTAAATCTTTAATATTCATGACAATTTCATTAAAACTATCAAACTCGTAACGATCTTCTGGGAAAAAAACCAAATACTTGGATAACTGATCCTTCTGCTTTAATGAAATATAATTCATAAACCGATTATTATGATTCATTTTTAAACCCTTAACATACTCATAATTTGGATTAATCCAATTAATACGTGTCGTATCCGTCTTACATGTGATTCCTTTGATTGAAAAATATAAATCTGGATTCTCATAATACTTCAATTCCTCTTTACTTATATTCTCGATGGTTTGAATGTTTGAAATCTTAGGTAAAGAATGAACTTTTTCAATCGTGTCCCCCATTGTATACGATTCAACTAGATACAACGCATTTTCATCAACAGGACAAACAATCCTATTTTTTTTATGTTGAAGAACAAATGAATAACAATTTCCAGGATCTAATTCATCATACCATTTGTCACCATTTACATCATGAAACATTGTTAAAAATGGGATTTTTCCGTCCCAACTGTTCTTTCCACCAATACCACTCCGTGTAGATATCATCCACTTATCTTTATGATAAAACATATTAATCATTGTTCCATCAATCAAAGGCTGAAATACCATGGTTTCGGGATAATCGTCCAATGCATGAATATCTACTTCTCTATCAGCTTTTAAAGGAGGAACACATACTAACCGTTTCGTCCCAAGATGAACAACCGCTCCGCGACAATACCTTAACCACGGGTGTTGTTGAAAATCATAATTTACATTTCTCTTTAATTTTAGAATCACTAATTCCAATTCAGTATATTTATGGACATATACATTCTTTTTCTTGAATTCGTGGATAAAATTGTCCGTATGATTTGTAATAAATTGTTGTAGCTCCATTGTCTAATATTTAGTTAGTTCTAATTTTTTAAATATTAATTAAATATATATAAGTGTAAGAATGGAAGATCAATCCAAAACAAAAGAACCACTTATACAAGGGAAAAATGTGTCATTCTATCCAGAAGAAGAAGAACTACCTGAACCCTTCCTTCCCAATGAAGAAATAACAAATGAATTTATTGGAGAAGAAGGCGTTGACGAAGATTTTATCATTGATCTAGTAAATGATGACGATGAGAAACACGAATTAAAAAATGAAAAGTTTATTTTTCAAGGATCATTCCGTGAAGATGATATTCTTATACTTATCTTTGAAGAAGATGAACAATTCTTTGATAAATTAGTTACAATTGAAGAAGTGAAAGAAGAAACCATTCTCATTAAAGACGAAGAAGAAAATTCCCTTATACTTCAACTTGATGAAGAGAATAATATTATAACTCAATCCGAAGATTATAAGATTATTGATATCGAAAAAGTTCAGGAATTTAATTTAAATGAACTCAATCAAGAATCCTTTGAAATTCAAGATTATCCCGAAATTGAAATTGAAGTCACTGAGAAAAAAGAAAAACACTATACATTCCAAGAAAGAAAAGAAGATTTTATCACTGAAATGATCCATGTTTTCCAAGCTTATGACAATAAGTTTATTAAAAATCAACTAAGTGATGTAGCTGAGGAATACGTCCAAATGATTCAAGAAAGCGATGGCCGTGAAAAACAATCCTATTTCCCATTTGTCAATGATATGATTGAAAGAGATGTTTATCAGTTTCCACCATGGATTATTCCAATTGTAAATAATCAGAAGAAATTATATCGTGAAGAAGGTGAAAATATGGAAGATACAGACGATATCGCAAACTCCATATTTCTAACAGAATTAGACGAAAAAATAGATCTGAATGAAAACGATTCACATAATTACCGTAACTATATGAAATCTCTTAATAAATTCAAACCCTACAATCAACAGCAATCGCTCAATATTCACTATGATGGTTTATATTTCCGTAATTGTTCAAATGAATCCCCATGTTCGTCATTACTACTCAATCCCTATGAAATAGACCTCATACATACTCGTAAGTCTTTAATTATTCCAAATACTATTGATTCTGTCACTGAGTTTGAAACAGTGGTCCCCAAAGAACAAGTTTCAATAATAGGATTCCATACAATCCCTTACTCTCTGTACAATCAAACTCTGCGACTCGATGGTAATTTAGATCTGAAAGAATTATGTGAACCACCATTGAACGAATATACATCAATAAGTGATCACAAATATTCTCCATCACCATTTACAAAACAATTTCAGAATTATCCACAGAAATATTCACATGTAATCGGTGAAGAAACCGAGAAAGACGATACGTGGTTCAACGGTATCCATACTTATCATTTTAATTCTTCTATTGACAATAAAGATAAAATAGGTGAAGTTCTCAGTAAATGTCTCCCTTCTACATTCGATATACTCCATACATATCCAGAAGAAGTTCAAAAGAAAATATTCAACCATAACGATATTTCAAAATTACTCTCACCCTACGGAATCAATTATCATTCAATGAATGTTGAGGAAAGAGCCAAAATAAACAAAACAATTCAACAGAATATTAAGAATTATCAAGATAATTATCCAAAACCAACTGTCCACACAAAACAAAAATCAACACCGAAGTTATTGTCATTGAATGAAAAGATTCAATTCAGTAAAGACTATATCGCTTCATTAATTATTGATAAAAAACGAAACGAATACTATCAAAGATTTATTCAACTATTTTCAAGAAAAGCTGTTAGTTCCCTTGGTGAAGATGAACGCTTTTTATATGTGAAAGACAGCGACGAACGTTTATTATGTACTCATTACCTATACAGTACAAAGTCTCATAATAACCCTGAATTATTTCAAACAATGAAGAGTAAATATGGTTGTCCAGAGAAAGATGGAATCATCTATTGTAAGGTTTGCGGTGAATACCTTTGTCATGGAGATTTCTCTATATTAGAAGGTTTCGGTGGAGACGGACGATCCCAGATTCAAAATAGTCGTGAAGTCTTAGAAGAGGACGATCCAAATATAGAATTATTAAATGATAAGGAAGATTCAATTAAAAAGATCATCTTTCAACTTAGTAATGCATTAGGAATACAATTAACGAATTTTGATCATAAAAAAATGATAGATTATATTCTATCCGTTGAAAATGACCATATCACCGATACTCGTTATGGAAAAGAAAATGCGATCAAACACCACCCTCTTTATATTAAGATCAAAAATAAATACAAAACATACAAAGGAACTAAAAAACAACAGAAGAAAGAATTTACATCTGAATTAAAACCTTTGAAAGAATACGTTACAAATTGCAATGAAATGCTTATGGTTACATTTTTATTATTATTTTACCTCCAAACATCTATACCCCCATATCAGGTAAAATCAAGGGAATATTTGTATTTATGGGAATCGTTCAATAATGAAGACGGAACTTGGGATCAAGTTAAGAATACTATCCATGATTTAATTTCCATGAATACAATTGATAAAGTAATTGTTATTTTAAAAACTATATCCCATAAAAATCAAAGAAATCCCTTCTGGAAAAACATCAATTCTTTCTTAACCGAATCAGAACAATCAAAAGAAATGAATACACTCGCTGATCAATTTATATTCACATCCGCATATATTCTAAGAGATTCAAATATCCGTAATCAATTAAAAAACTATTTTCATTTTAAGAATGAAGCGGATTCTATTTATCTGAATGAGTATTGGTCTTCTTTTAAACCTTCACCAAATAATACTCTTGTAATGTCCATTAACCAAAAGATTCAAGAACAATTAAAAACAGATTTACCGAAAAACTTACTGAAAAACGGATCTACAACCCTTTATGAAAATATTTCAACAATTCAAAGTATCGATAGAGCCCAAGATACCCCATTCTATCAAACATTTAACATACCTTATTCAGAAATATTAAAGAATGAATCCTATAAAAGATTGTATGATTATTCAGTTCATCTTCACGGGACAAGTCCATCAATACCTTTATTAAACTTATTAATTAATCGTTTCATCCATACAATTGATGACAAACAAAAAATACAAGCTCTGTTTACTAGTATTGGATGGGATCCAAATAAAAAACAATTACAGAAAGTAAATTATCGTGATTTAAGACATATTGTTATTAAAGATATCACAGAACATTACAAAAATAAAAATAAAGAAGATGAACCAACAATCCTAAAATACATCCATATTAATTTCCATAATTGGAATGGTATGCTCTTAAATGGAACTCCGAAACGAACATATGGATATACCCCTTTAAACGCTTTCCCCAATGAAAGTTTTCAAGAATTATTGGAAAGAGAAAAAGAAAGAGAAAATGATGATGAAATTAAGAATATATCAATTGTAAGTGATCTGTTTAAGAAATATGGAATTGACAAACATGATGAAATCGTCCAGAAATATATCTCTGATAATTTTATTGACTTCCTTCTCCCTGATCCAAACGAATATAACATTCAAAGAAGATCATCCATCCGAGATATTGAAATGAATGAAGAAAACTTCCATAAAATTATGAACCATATTATTCGAAGGAATACATTAAAACTAATTCCAACGAGGAAAATTAAACGGTCCATCTTTCAAACCAAAGTGAAACATTTTATAAAACAGAATAATTTACTGAACATAAATGCTGATGAAGCTTATCCTATCCTTGAAGATTTCTCAAAGATTCACAAATTAAAAGGTGAAGAAAGTGAAGAAGAATATCGTAAAATAATGAATCGTATGCTAGACTATAACAAAGAAAAAATAAATAAAATGAAGGAATTCTTTGTTTTATCACATGAATCCGGTAGAATTGATGAAAATCAAGTCAAACGCTATCAAAAAATATTTGGTCCCCTTGAAAAAAAATTATTTGAAGCTATTCCATTAATATACGAGAAATACCTTGAAAGTTCACCTACTATTCCTAATGATATAAGAGAAATAAAATATATTCTCGGAAGACTATCAATACCCAAAACAAATGATCTTGTCGGAACAGTACTTCATGATAACATACCCAAACAATGGAAAATAAGTGATACAAGTAAAGAACACATTCAAAAGTTTTTGAATTACAACGAATTCCTTCTTCACAATGAAGTTTTTATGCATCAAAAGGATCAACGGAAAATAGAAATAGAAATAAGTAAAAATGTTCAAGGTGTTTATCGGGGATTTAATAAGTATAAGGATGTTGATGTAAATGGTATTGATAAATATTCTGCTTATTTCTCTTCCTTATTATTATATTTTAAAAGATACTATCATTCGGGAATAAATGAATTAAATGGCGATGATAAATCTCCATATACTGAGAATTATTCAAAAATCATGAAACAGTTTCTGTTTGTTTTCTTAATGAATAAGTTAGTTGAGTATGTTGAGGAACTCTACGATGAACAATCCGAAGTATCACAAATGACAAATGAATTATACACAGCATTACAAGAGAAAGATAAAATTGATTTGAATGATTCTATTCAAGTATGTTCGCAACTTATATTCGATTTATTGAATCATTTCATTGAAGCTTATTATGATCCTTCTTGGATTTATCAAACAAAAGATATATCTAATAAATTAAGCAAGCAAAAAGAGAAAGAAAAACAAAACTTAATTAATACCCTTGAAAGTAAAGATAGTGATTCACGTTTAGCAACCATGGATATGCAAAAGTTCAAGATAACAAATTGGTGGCAAAATTTTGGAGATCAACACCTTAAAAATCAAGAAACCACTGCTTATCAAGAACAAATGACAGATGAAAGAATAGATCATGTTAAACAACTATTCTATGAGAATGAAGGGCAATTAGAAGCGCTTGAAGCTCTTGGATTCGATCCGAATGTTCCTTTATCCGAGAAAAACATAAGAGAAGGTTACAGCCAAAAAGATGAAGACCGAGAAGATGAAGGGGGGGACGATGCGGACGATAATGGCAATTATCGTGAAAATTAATATATTGTTAATATAATATAAATGGGCGGAGCTTTTTCAACCGATGCTTGTACAGAGGAAAATTACAATACTATCAAAGATAATTGTCCAAGAATTAATATCGATGCTGAGAAGAGTTATGCTTTGGAAAATATAGTATTAAGTCCTAAAACGGAAACTGATGAAACCGATAAAAATTATAACTATAAAGATATTCAACCCGAAGGTAAAAGAATGATCAACGTCCTTGTTGATACTGAGGGAATTCACCAAAAATGTCTTGACGAAGGAACGATCAAGATTACTTCAACTTGTTCAACACCAACACCGACACCAACTGTCCCTGTGGTAACTGTTCCTGTTGTAACTGTTCCTGCGGTAACTGTTCCTGCGGTAACTGTTCCTGTTGTAACTACACCGGCTGCATCTCCAACTACTGCATCTCCAACACCTACTGCTGCATCTCCAACACCTACTGCTTCTGCTGATGCTGATGCTGCTGCAACACCACGAACATGTGCCGATACGGCCGCTGATGGTTCAAATACTGCCCATGATTGTGAAAGCCATGCCAATAGCCTCGATACAAGTCCTGAATCCATCACATGTGCTGGTGATACCTGCACAGACACAGAGTGCTGTACCGTAGCTACATTCAGTAATATTGAGGAATTAGATAACAATGGATATCAAGATGCATTAATGGGGACGGAATTGTTATTGCCTTTGATTATTTTCATATTAATTATAATGTGTTATAAAAAATAAATATAACCCATAGTAAATGGGTCACGAAGAAGATGCTGGTGGAGTGTTTTGTGAAAAATCAACAGATGGAGAAAAGATGATTGATAAATTAAATTCAAAATGTAATAGTTTAAGTGGTTTCCATATGGTTGATGATTTTCAATCAACAAAGCGAGATTATTCCGAGGAGATACGATATAAACGATTTGTCCCTGAAAAAGGAGGTTCAGGTGTCGTGTGTTTAAAAGTGCAACCCACGGGAAAATGTTATACGGATGGATATTTAAGTGTTTCTTCCATTGGAGGAGGTACACAGTTAACAGGGGCGAATACGGGTTTAAGAGAAACAACCACAACAGATGATTCTGCTTCCGACGATGATGCTGCTGCTGCTGCTGCTGCTGACGATGATGATGGTGCTGCTGACGATGATGATGGTGCGACAGAAGAAACTCCTGTTCCAACACCTAGTGCCTCAATAGTCCTGACACACAAACACCCGGCTGCAGGTAAATCTCAGAATGCTAGTGGTTGTGTTAATAATAAGACGCTAGAAGAGTGTCGCGATATATGCTACAATGATCCAGAGGAGTGTACTCATGTTTGGTTTACTGATAATGGGAGATGTTGTCCAAAATATGGTGTTGATCTAACTGGCGCCCGTAGTGCTCCTGATGGTGACTTCTATGAAATAATTGAAGGCTTTTCGAATCAATTAACTCTTTTGGAAGATTTTAAACTATTGATTCCATTACTACTTTTCATATTAATTATAATGTGTTTCAAAAAATAAATATAACCCATAGTATATGGGAAATATAGATGAAGCGGCCGAACTCCTTTGTAATGAATCATCAGAGGCTAAAGATATGTATAAAACAATAAGGGACAAGGGGTGTAGGGGTTTGCAAAATTTAAAGATGTATCCGCACCCAGAAAATGATGGACAACCAGATGAGATAAACTTCGCAGATTTTATGGATGAAGATGAGGTTGGCGTTGTATGTATTAAGGTTCAACCGGAGGACAATTATTATAACAATGGGTCTTTAAAGATTGAAACTCAATGTTCCCGCCCCGGAATAACTTCCGAACTTACAGCATCTGGAACAGGAGATGCATCTGGAACAGGAGATTCAACAGAAGATTCAACAGAAGATTCAACAGAAGATTCAACAGAAGATTCAACAGAAGATTCAACAGAAGATAGTGATAATGATAAACCTACATGTGCAGGAGAAGGGGGGACAAACCCATTTGATTGTTCAAGGGCTGACTGTAGTACGAATGAAACGCCATGTGAACTTACTGAAACTCCGGAGGATGTTGAATGTTCTGGGAACTTATGTACGTCTGATGAGTGTTGTACTGCCGGACCCCTTACATGTGGTAATACAAATCGTCGGCTACGGGCCTCGGGAAGAGAAAATTTTGATGGGTGTGGAGACGACAAGGTCCTTATTGAACCTGCTAATGATATTCCTTGTGAAGGCGAGGAATGTACCGTAGAGGAATGTTGTACTGTTCCAACACCGAGTACCTCAATAGTCCTGACACACAAACACCCGGCAACAGGTAAATCTCAGTCTGCTAGTGCTTGTGTTAATAATAAGACGCTAGAAGAGTGTCGCGATATATGCTACAATGATCCAGAGGAGTGTACTCATATTTGGTTTACTGATCATGGGAGATGTTGTCCAAAATATGATGTTGATCTAACTGGTCCCCGTCCAGTTAATGCTGGTGACTTCTATGAAATAACAGAAGGCTTCACGAATACATCAACATTATTTGAAGATTTTGAACTATTACTACCCCTCCTTCTATTGATAGTCTTGATTTTATGCCACAAATAAAATAACTTATGAATAGTAAAATGGATAACTCTTTTATCGAAACAATGATTGATATGCAAAAATTCAACGAAAAAAAAGATGATCGTAAATATAATAATTTTCAAAGAAACGCATTCTTGGTATATAGTACATTAATCTTCTTATTCGTTATAATTGGTCATATTATCTATGAAATATGTAATTAATCTTTTATCCCTGTGAACATTTGAAACATTCCAAAAAATAAAAATAAGGAATACAATTCCTTTACATCTTTTGGAGAATCTAAGTATGTTGGTTCCTTAAACTCCTTACAATAAATTGGGTAAGGTAATTCGGGACCGTAATAATATTCGGACATTTCTATATATTCTTTTGAAAATTGTGATATGTATCGTTTGTATCTTTCATTCATAATACAATAATGTTCTTTTTCTCTTTTCTGGTCAAGATCTATCTCAATTTCTTTTGATTTTTCTGAAATTCTGTTCAACCTTTCTTCTAAGGAAGAAATATCCCATCCCATTTTCTTAATAAATAGATTTCTTTTTAAGTTATAGTTGCGTTTTAATTCAAAAAAAAATAATGAACTATACAATAAAAATGCCTCCTATTAAAGATCTAACTGTTGTTTCAGTCGAAAACATCCATGTAGCTGTTCCTGAATATATCATAGAAAAGAACATCATCATCAATAGCTTTGAAGATATGTTAGAAACATATTTAGCTATGATTAAAGATAAACACTTCTTTACAATTAATAAAGAAGAACTCCGAGGATACTTAGAAGATCTAACATATATGTATTGCCCAGGAGATGATCTTAATAAAGATAAGGTCCTTTGGTGCTTTCAAGACGAAGAAGAAGAAGAAGAAGAAGAAGATGAGGGGGTGCCTGTTATTGATATTGAATAAATTTGATTTTTAGAGTAACTTTGTCTTACTTTTCTATGAATGTCGTCCAATAATATTATATTAGACGATATCCCTTTATTCATAAAGAATGATTGTTCATTTAATAATTTATTTACACAGAAATCGTGTAATGTTTCCGTCATCTGGTGTGTATATGACATAAAAAGAAAAATAATAGTCGCCAAAGGATCGTCACGCCCTTGTGGATTTAATCATACAAAATCGTCCATTCATGCCGAAGAACAAGCTATTCAGTATTGTCGAGGGAATGCGAAAAGAAACCACAGAATCTTTATATGGAGATACAGTAAGGAAGGTTCAATTAAACCTAAATACTGTTGCACATTATGTACTATGATAGCAAACAAATACAACCTGCAAACAAAGATCTTTACATTTCAGAATAATGGAATCTGTCCTGCAATTATTGATGATCCACCATTATCACTTGCCAATCTAATGAAATAAGTTCGTAAATTTGATATTTTTATTTTCGTAAGTGTTCAAAATGGAACATCTCAGAGTGTCAACAATCACTTCTATTCTGAAAATATCAGATACAATTGATCTTCAAAAAGTATATGATTGTATTCCGATATCAACCTATATATTATTTATTGAATATGGATCAGAGAATGAACCCAAAGGATTTTCTGAGAAATCATTAAAGAAAAAAAGGAAAAAGAAGAAAAAGAAAATATTTTACAATCAAATTACATTACATGTAATGTATTCAAATAAAATAATGAACGTGAAGCTATTTAATAATGGACGTATTCAAATAACAGGATTAAAACATGAAGAACAATCAATAAATCTTGTGAAAGCCTTAATGGAATATTTCTATGATTTCGATATATTTAAAGAAGAGGTTCAAGTAATTGACCATAGTATTGTGTTAATTAATAGTGATTTTGATTTGGGTTATGAAATTAATCGTGATGCACTACATCAAGAAATTATTGATTACGGTATATATTCATCATATGAATCATGTATTTATCCCGGTGTTAACATAAAATATTTTATCAACCATACAAATATAGAAAACGGCATCTGTAATTGTGAACAAATGTGTAATGGAAAAGGAAGAGGTAATGGAGATGGAAACTGTAAGAAAATAACGATCGCTGTATTTAAGAGTGGGAAGGTAATCATAACAGGAGGTCAAAACAAACAACAATTGGAGGAATCCTATCGTTTTATTAAAAACTTTATTGATTCAAATAAGGAATGTTTTATCTTAAAATAAATAATATATAAAATAAATAATATATAAATAATATATATGGAAGATTCTATGTTTAATAATTCAAGTTATCAATTGGATAGATTAGATAGACAAACAATCATATTAGATATTGAAAAAGCCGATGGAGCTGGTGTTGATAAAATAAACTTTTCAGTTGAATTAATGGAAGCATTAAATATTGATAAGAAATACAATTTATTTTTAGATTCAATCTCCACACTCAATTGTGTTGACAATGACACTTCAACAGATACAATGGGTTTTTTATTGAGTATTAATAATTTTAATATATTATCTTCAAGTAATCAACAAATGAGTAGAAAACTATTCATACCAAATGAACAATCGGGAGGAACAGGAGCAAGTAATACAAAAACACATAAAGGAAAAAAAATGAACTATATCTGCAAGGTAGAACCGACCAGAATACAAACTATCAGTGGATCAATAACACTTTTGGATGGTTTAACTGATATATTTAAAGGAACAGCGGTTGGCACGACAGCTGGAAGAATTATCATTGAATTAATCTTAATTAAAGCCGAATAATATCTTTTTCTAAAAATTGAAACTTTTTTACATGCATTATTATTTACTGTACTAATGAACTATGAACAACAGAAAATGTTAACATGTATTGGGAATAAAAGATCGTTAATAAAAAATATCGAAGAAATTGTTGAAAAGGACGTCTTACAATCATTCGAAGAGGATAAAATAAATATACTTGATGGATTCGCGGGTTCATCTGTTGTTTCACGATGTTTATCCAAGTATTCCAAACGAATATATTCGAATGATTTAGAAGCCTATTCATCTATAATGGCACATTGTTTCTTAGTTAAACCAACAGAAGAAGATAAGGTTTTAATTTATCAACATATTGATACGATGAATCAAATCGCAAAGGAAGGTCCTTATTTTGAAGGGATTATTTGTGAAATGTATTCTCCCCAAGATACTGATAATATTCAACAAGATGAAAGGTGCTTCTATACAAGGGAAAATGCTTTAATTATTGACACATTAAGAAAATACATTCAAGAGAATATAGAAGAAAGATTAGTATCATATTGTATTACTCCTTTATTAATAAAAGCCAGTATTCATGTGAATACAGGAGGTGTTTTTAAAGGTTTCTATAAAGATAAAGAAACAAAAAAAGGCAAGTTCGGTGGTACAGCAGGCAATGATTTAGATCGAATCAAAGGTCGAATTCATTTAGAATATCCTATTTGGAGCGAGAATACCTTTGAAGCACGGATCTTTAATCAAGACATAAATCATTTAATCAAGGAATTACCTGATGATATTGATTTAATCTATTATGATCCACCTTATAATGAACACCCATATTCAAGTAATTATTTCATGTTAAATGTTATCCTGACTAATAAAAAACCAACATCTTGTTCCAAAGTATCTGGCATACCTACTGATTGGTCACGATCGGATTATAACTCCATATCCAAACAAAAAAAAGCATTCAGTGCTATGAAAGAATTACTCCATGAATCATTCAAAAAATGTAAGTTTATCCTTTTATCCTATAACAATGAAGGAATCATTCAAACAAAAGAATGGGAAGAATTATTCCAACCCTATACAGTTAAGAAGTATGAAATTCCCTATGGCACTTACAAAGCTTCCAGAAATCTTAAAAAAAGAAACAACAAAGTTATTGAAAGAATGTATCTTATTTCACAAAATTAATTATAATATTGTAATATATATATATAATGGATGTCCTGTTTCTATTAGTTACAATTATAATTATAAGCTTTCTTCTTCACGAATTAAAACTTGTCGGTGAGAATAACTCCAAACCAAACGTAGTTCCCGTATCTGAAAAGAATGATAAGATCACTAAAACAAAAAGAAATCAATTAACACGATTATTAAATGATATTTCTTCTGCCGACAAAGTTGATCTTAAAAATGTAACAGAAAAATGGAGTATGAATAAAGATGTCATCAGTGTTGAATTAAATGAAGAATTAGTTCATATTATAAGACAAGTTATTACTAGTATTGAAGGGATTATCCACAATAAGTTTTTTGTTAAAAAGATTGAGAATGCTTACGTTATGAAGGATAAAGACAGCAATTACCGGTGTATTATGAGTTGTTTTATTTATGATATCGAACATTATTATACAGTTAAATTAGTCCTTGATGTTGTCAATGTTAATGGTGAATTGTATTTCAATTTTATTGATATTGATGAAAGTGGTGTTCAAAATATTCTAAATCGTTATGATGTTCGCTGGGAATCACAAGGTATTCTTTCCAATTATGATATGTTTGACGAAAATACTAAGATAATCTTAGACAATTATTACAATAGTAATTATTCATTAGTATATCTTGACAATGAGACAACAACAGACACATCCGGGACGTTTACTCTCCAACAACTGGTCAATGAATATTTACCAGCGAATACACCGTTTGCGAACTCACCTGTCTTTTGCAAACGATTCAGTAACGAATGGAACTCTTATGGAATCCCTGAAAAAGTAAATAATAACTGCTTGAATAATAATATCAAAGGAAGAGAATATCCTAATATTCCCTATAATGCCCCAGGTGTCATTACAAAAAGAACCGATGAAAACACATATTCATGGTTGTATGATCCTGTCAGAGGTAACATCAATTATAATTAAAGTGAGTTTAAAAATACTTAAAAAAATAATATATTGTAATATAAAAAAATGAGCGATACCGAAAATACTCCCACTCCTGAACCAGTCAAAGTTGATTTCTTGTCTTCTGATGTCCAAGTTGTTGTTAATATTATTGATGTAGCCTCTGCCCGTGGGTGTTTCCGTCCGGCTGAAATGAAGGGTGTGGGTGAGTTTTATGAAAAACTTCTAGCGTTACTTCCTAAAAAGGAAGAAAAATCAGAATAAAAATGTAGTTAATAATATAAATGCCTGATTTCCTTGAAAAACTTACCAATATTGCCATTGAAGAAAAACCAGTTGATGAAAAAAAAGTCGAATTATCTTTAATTCTCTTTATAGTTCTAATTAAGTTTGCTCTGATCTACTTTGTTTCGGCATTCCTATGGCCTCGTGTTATGCCCGAGATCTTTAAGAATGTGAAATCAAATCCATCATTCACAACATTAGTGGGACTATCAGTTCTAATAAATCTTTTACTCTAAATAAGTATGTGTTTTCCACTACAATAGTTTAACCATTCATCAGAGGGTTTTTTTAATTGATAATAATCATAGATCTCCATAAGAGTATGATTTTTATTCACTGAAAAGTATTCATAAAAGCAATTCATTAATTCTTCGATAGCCGAATGTTTATTGAATCGATGAATTAACAATTTCTTTCCAATATCAAAGTAGATTATTTTTGTTGACCATTTTGATCTTTGTGATAATATCATCATCATATATGTAACCATTAAAGGATACATATCTGTGTGAAGTATTTCTTTATTATGTTGATAACACATTCCATAATTAAGGATTCTTGATTTATTTTTACATAATGTTCCTTTTTTAGTTGTACAGATGCATCTTTCCTTCCCCACTTTTTGAGAACACAATAATTGAATATTTCGTTTCGCATCATTCAAAGGTTTTGTTACATCAATATTAATCTTACGACATAAAGGACATGGGATATACATATTTTCACTCCTGAATACTATACGTGTAAAGCACCGATAATGAAAACAATGACCACAACTTAACTTTTTGATTATATGGTTTTTATCTATATTGGATAAACATATTGCACATTCCGTCTCCATATTACATATATATACATAATTATTTATCCTTAGGTGCATTTTTGATATGTCTCTTGCAATATTCATATCCCAATTTACAATTTAAATTACACGGAGAACCTTTATTTTTACCTCTTGTTAAAATATATTTACACCCCTTATTTACATAATTAATGACATTACTTGTATCATGTATTCCGAGAATAGGATTCTTTATTCCATTTACCAAAGGTAATACACCGCACTTTACTCTACAATATGGGCATTCATTGGGTCCCTTCGTGTTCTTAAAGCTAAGAACTAAACAATTGTAATGAAATGTATGATTTGGATTACACGGAAGAGAATGTTTGTATTCGTCATCAATACCATTACCGCAGATCCCGCATGTTAATTCCTCCATTATTATTTAAATATTATATGATAATCTTAAATAGGTCTTAAATGATTTTCTATCATAAACGATTAACGATAGAACCAAAAGAATTGTCTTTTAAAAAAAGAATTAATTATTCAAAAACAATATCATTTGTTCCTATGAAATATAATAAACAAGATATAATCATTCAAACACCTTCAATGTATGTACCATTTTCAGTAAGTAATTACGACGAAAAGAATACGAAACAATATTTGGTTTTGTCTTTTTTATTGGATAATCAAGATACGCATGGATTTTTAAATAATTTAGAAACAATTGTATCAAGTGTTCGTGACAAATATTCAAGTAATTATTCGGTGCCTCATTTTATTAAACACAATGATTTTTCACAGTGGATGCGTTTAAAAGTCTCTGAAAGATGTCTTTTTTTCAACGATAGGAAAGAAAGAATATCAGAGTTTAATCCCAAAACACACGGAACGTTTATAATTCAGTTGTCCGGATTGTGGATCATTGACAATACTATTTTATTCCAGTGGATTTTGCTTCAAGCTAAAATTTTCACTCCAATTGAGTTTACAAAATATATGTTTATCGATGAACATAAAACAAAAATACCTCCACCACCTCCATTACCCCCACCACCCAAAATCAAACAATACATTCCCCAAAAGAAAAAGGTTATCAAAAAACCGAAATTAACAGATGATTCTTTTTCTCCATCATTGAATGAAATTCAAATTGCTCTTGTGGCCTTAAAAAAGCATAACTGTTAAATTAAAATATTGATTATAGTATAAATAATGGCAAGAAGAGGATCAACACGTGCTAACCGAAGAACTGCTCGCAGAGGAGCTACGGCTCGCAGAGCTGAACGTAGAGGAGCTACGGCTCGCAGAGCTGAACGTAGAGCTGATGCTCGCAGAGCTACGGCGCGTAGAGGAGCTACGGCTCGCAGAGCTACGGCGCGTAGAGGAGCTACGGCGCGTAGAGGAGCTACGGCTCGCAGAGCTGAACGCAGAGCGGATGGTCGTAGAGGGGCCACGGCGCGCAGGGGAGTTACC